GCTGTTAATCCGCTTATTGGTAAATCTGCCATATCTTTATGTTATAATTATTTTGTCTAAATTTTCTTGTAATAAATAAAATCCATTTTCTTGTAGTAAATATTCGGTTACTTGTGGAATATTGTTATAAACTATTTGTGTTGCAAAATTAAGATTATTTGGCAAATTTTTATTCTGTTGTGTTACTACTATTGTTGTTCCACTTTCATCTATATTCAAAAAACTCATGTTAGTAGTAGAAACAAAGTCTACATACCTATCTAAACCAAACCCAAACTGCAAACATAAATCATAAGTGCTTTGCAAACTTTTAACAAAATAATTATTGTTAGGTGTGCTTATTATCTCACTCTGAACAATAGCACTTGCCACAACATTTGGCTTTATTGTTTCATTGAAATACAAACTTAATCCTACAATGCTATCAGTTATATCAATGCCATTGTCAACGCTTAATTTAACCGCATATTGTGGCGAACCATAGACTATCACCGCAATATCATAAATAGTTTGTCCAAATTTAACTTCGTACTGCATCTACTGAAAAATTAAAAGAATTGTTATCTTTAAAATCAATGTTTATCTGACTAAATCCATCTCTCTCCAACTGCACTCCTATTTCTTTTTCTAAAAAAATATCAAGCCCAGAACTATTCAAATAATTGTCTATTCCAACCCCACAAAGGATGTACTCCTTCCAATCGCCTTGATTAGAATTAATGATGTCAATGATATGGTCTTCGTCTGATAGTCCAATAGACAAATCACCATCAACTATAAGCAAATCAAATTCGCTGTTTTGTAAAAAATCTTTAGCCGCCATTTCCGTGTTTTACGTTACTATTTTCTATTTGTGAAATATTTATTTGTGGCAAAACAAGTGCAGATAATATACCTGCTTGTGCTGTTGTTACACCTCCATCAACTGCTGCTAATGCTACCCCCATTGCTGTAAGATTAGCACTTAATGTAGTCTTTAACGTATTAATCTCAGTCTGCAAGTTATTCAACGCTGCATTCAATATTTGCACTTTTACCAATCCCCCATTTTCATCACCTGCAATATAAACCTGCGATACCTCGCTAACCATAACTACACAACTTGTTGTTTCACTCATCTGACTAATCACAACAAAACTGCCCACCTTTGGAATCAATACAAATCCCTTTTTTTTATCTGCATTTAACAACACTCCAAAGAAATCTGCACTACCATCAATAGGCTCACACTTACAAGTAAAATTAGGCTCATCTACTGATAATACTTTACAGATAGATGTTTCATAACTCAATTCATCCATTCCTGACAATGTCCTTATTGCCTCTCTTATGTCCGTTGCTTGATTGCTCATTATGCTATCCTCCTTTCTAATTCAATGTTTTGCCTACCGCCTCCCATTCCTATCTCTGATGTAACTGACTTAACTACATACTTTCCTTTTCTTTCAGGATAAATGTACGAATCCAATTGAACAAAATCACCTGGCTCTACCTTTGGCTCAATAAATGTCAAAAAAGAACCATAGTAACCTGTATAATTCATTTGTTCTAAAAATAAATTAGCTTTTAAATCTAATTCTGATTTAGTGCCTCCATATTGGAATATTGTTCTAAGTTCACCTGTTGGATCACCATAATTATATTCTTCTCTTGAGTTATCACTTTTAATAATTACTCCTTCTAACTTTACTTTAACATCGTCTTTTTTTAGATACCGGAGGTTTCCAGTATCTATCATTTGTCTTTCAAATAATATTGTTTCTGTGTTACTTTCTGCTTGATAATAAGCTAATCCAACTCTTAACTTGCCATTTTTAAAGTAAGAAAATAAACCATAGTCTGTTCTTAATTTTTGCAACACTAATCCAACACTTGCCTTTTGTGTTCTTATTGCTCCAATTTGAGCATCTAATGCCTCAAATGGTATGTTTGTGTTCTCAAGTATCTTTCCTATCAATGTTCTTAAATTAACACTCTCATAGCTGATATTTGGTGCTATTGATTGCTTTAATATAAACATTTCATCCTCACATAATATTTCCACTGGCACATTGTTTCCAATCTTGGAAATATAGCCACTAAATAAAGGTGTTAGATTTGGATAGTAACCTCCAAAGATTTCTACTTTATCGCCTCGCCTTAATAAAGGATTTTGCCCCTCATAAATATTTTTGTCGTTGTATTTTAAATTTCTCGGCAATAATATTGTGGCTGTTTGTGTTTGCTTATCCCAACTTTTTTCAATCCTGATATTGTTGATTTCAAACCATTCATAGATAGCATTTCTACCATCTCCCAATTGAGTTATTTTTATCTTATTGATTAGCCTGTTCATCTTGTTGTTTCAAGTCAAAAGGATTATCTGATAAAGCTGAAATTTCAAAATATTGAACATTCCTAAGTCCTACTTGTTGCGACATTGTTAAGTTGGTAACAACAATATTGTTGACCGTAAATATTCTATTTAAAAATGTATTTGTAATTTGCAATGTAACTGGTGCTGAGCAATAACTTGCAAGTATGCCTGTATCTACCAAAGGTGCTTCGTCAGGATTTTTAGTTGCAAAAAAACCTCTTATATTAATTGAGTAATCTCCGTTATTTATAAACTCTTTTACCGTTCCTCGATTAAATCCGCTTATGTCTGTTGTTACTATTTGCCTATTTTGTGTAACATCAATTATTACATTGTCTAATAATAATCCATCGTTTTTGCCATCAAAATAATTACTTGCTACAACTATTGGTGTTTCTTGATATACTTTTGAAAAAGGATTGTATTCAAAGATGTTATACTCAGGCTTTACAATAAACAATGAACCATAAATCGGTGTGCCAAAGTAACTTGTTTTATCAGGCTTATCGGTTTTTATAGATAACGTATTTGCTGCAATTATAGCACGTTGTACCAATGGCAAACCAAATCCCTTTATTAAAGTTTTTTCGTTATTTTTTTGTATTACTTGAGGTAAAAAAAACTCTGCCATATTTATTTTGTTGCTAAAAGTTGGAAATCATTTACTGCTGCAAATAATGCCTCAGCAACCGCATCCTTAATCTCATTCTTGCCCTCTTTAATTGTTGTTGCTGTTAGCGTAATTTGCTCTACTAATTTATTGATTGAAATATTAAAATTTTGAACGCCTCTACTCTCTACTGCTGTGGTGCTTGTTCCTGCTTTGGATGTTGTGCTATTTGTTTGTGTTGGTTTTCCTCCTATTTGTTTATTTAGTGGAGATACTGCACTTGTAGCACTTGGTTGGTCAGACATTGACTTATTCAATTTATCTTGTGCGGATTTAGCTGCATAAATACCAACTGCTAATGCTGCGGCTGCTCCTGCTGCTACCAAAAACACTCCAACTCCTGTCAACCCTGCAAAAAATGCTGTTGCTGAATTTAATAACCATTGTGCAACCGTTGTGCCTTCCAATGCTGCGGCTAAACTCCAAACTGCATAAACTAACTTACCTACCATTATAGCTTTAGTTACTGCTAAATATGTATTGTAAAGTAATAATGCTGCGGCCGCCCCTGCTAATGTACCTCCTAAAAATGCTATTGCTACTGCGTGTTCTCTAACAAAATTTGTAAGTGATGTTATTACTTGAATAGTTCCTTTAATTATTGGCATAAACAATTCACCAAGCGTTAATTTAATTTCTAAAAAAGCGTTGTTCATTCTGTTTAACCTTGATGTTAAACTTTCTGTTGCATCTTTCATCCCACCTGCAAATTCTTTTTTTAATTGTGCTGCAAACTTTGGAATAAAATCTTCACTCATTAACTTTCCATCTGCAACAAATTTATTCAATTCCATTGTAGTCATTCCCATTGCATCAGCAGCTATTTTAAATGCACCTTTTAATCCAGCATCACCTAACTGCCCTCTTAATTCTTCCATTGAAACAACCCCTTTTCCTGCCATATCTGACAATGCTTTAAACGCTTGTGCTGTTTGTTGTGCAGACATGTGATTTACGGTTGAAGCCATTGCCATACCCTCAAATACATCTCTTACTGCTTGCCCTTCAATAGATGTTCCTTTAAATGATGCTGCTAAACCTACAAATCCTTGCGTTGCACTTAATAAATCAAGTCCCATCTCTTCAGATGTTTTACGCAAATAATTAAAATCTTTTGCTCCTTGCTCTGCTGAACCACTCGCAAAGTTTAATTGATTTTGCAACCCTTCCATTGCAGCGGTAACATTTACAATTTCTCTTACAATTAATCCGCCTCCAATAGCACCAATAGCAGCACCAATGCCAAGTGCTAACTTTTGTGTAGTTCCCATTGCAGCATTTAACTTTTCAGTTTGACCTGTTGCGTTCTTTATTCCACTACTGAACCTATCCTTTAAACTTAATATGTATTCTACTGAATTATTCATTTCTTTTCTTGTATTGTTCCATTAAACTTTAAAACAAACATTATTTCTTCAATCGCTGTGGCCCACTCATCATCCGTTAATGTGTTTGGCTCAATTCTAAAATAAAAACGGATAAGTGCATTTTGACGTGCGAACTCATCCGTTTCCAATAACTGCTTTGCAGAATTTAATTTTTTTTTAATTCACCTGCCTCAGCTTGTAACATCGGTAAAATAGTGATGGCCGCACTCCTTAACGCTGTAAAGTCATCTGTTATCAACTTCACATCATCACCGCCAACCCACAATGTTTTCAAAAAACTTTCAACTCCTAATAATTCATCTTTGGCAATTAATGCAGAAACACTCTTAAATGCTATTCTGTCCAACTCCCTCAAATGAACGGTTATTGGATCACCGCTTTTAGATTTTACACTTAATGTCCAAATGTCTGAATTTGGGTACTTCGATTTGATTTCTTCGATTGTCATAATTTATTTTTTTGATTGCTCAAAAGTATTAAATAAATTCAACATTTGAAATAACTAAATCTAATTCAATTGGAATTGATGTATCTCCACTTGCAGAAGTAATCATATTCTTTTTAAATCTGCAATTTTTGATTTTGTGAACCACCGGGATAAGGTTAGCATCCGTAAATGAAACAATAACATCAAACTCAGGTATATCGTGCAATCTGCC